GGTATTTGGTTTGATACCTCTACGAATCAAATAATCTTTCGCATTTACATCAAATTCAATCTCAACCAGTGTACCCTTTTCATTAGTTGTATTGATCAACTGTGATTTAGTGATCTTACGAAATGGTTTATTAAACAGCACAAAAGTCAGGGCATCTAACATTGTAGACTTACCTGACCCATTAGTTCCGATTATTAAATTTGTGTTGTGTTGTAGAAAATCAACCTCTGTCCAGTGATCGCCTGTCGAGAGAAAGTTTTTCCATCTAATCTTCTTGAATCTTATCATTACTAGGTGGAATCACAAAGTCATCAGGAGTGATGACCGCATACTTATAATTATACATCCTACATGTGTTTATTGCAAGTTCATCATCAACTTCTATAACTTCCATTGCTTTATCACCATTATCTTCAAGCATTAACCCATATCTTTTCGCATCATCCTCTTCTTCAAATAAAAACAACACTCTTCTACCATCTTCATCAGCAACGGCATATGCTCCATCTGCTTTTCGATGTTTGAGTGTTAATAGATACATTACTCAACCTCACAGGCTTGTCGGTATAGATCACGGAAGATATTCTTTACTATAGTTTTATCAAACCCCATCTCTGCCTCATCAATGTATCGATTTAGTATTGAGATAGTATTTTCATCCTCTTCAACTTCAAACTCCTCATTCTCTTCCATAGCAAAGTTTTCAATAATCTTCAAATCTTGAACACCTGCATTGAATAACTTATCAATAAACTTTTCAAACTCTTTAGGATCTGTCTTCTTACGAACAATAACCTTTACAATCTTATTTTCATACTGACTAGTGTTAAAGATACGATGATTAGTATCTTCGTAATATATGTTATAAAACAATTTATAAGGATTGTTTATTTCAAGCAACTCAAGAGTTTCAGTATCAAAGATGTGAAAACCCCGTTTATCATTGACATCATTCCAGAACATCTCATAAGGATTACCCAAATAAAAGATCTTTCCATCATTAGAACGTGTGTGGAAATGACCTGAGAATACACTATCAAACTTATCAAAGACACTTATATCCATACCAGTTTCCATCATATGACCACGAGTTGCTCTGAATCCATTCAGTTCAAGATGGCCCATTGCGACTTTTGATTTAGATGATTTAATTACTGATAGAGTTTCATCATAGTTCTCTGTAGTAATCCAAGGTAACAGTAGAATATCTAATCCACCAACTTGTATTTCTTTTGCACTTGAATATATTTCCCAGTTTGTATGAGATGTAAGTAGTAAATCAGGTGAGTTTACAAAGTTTGTATTCTTATAGTATGCATCGTGGTTTCCTGTTGCAGCATATACTTTATACTTCTTCAGTGGTTCAAAGACCACACGGTTTGACCATTCAAGTGTTTGTAGATCAATTGCCTTACGACTATCAAATACATCACCCATATGAATGACAGTATCTATTCCGTGCTCTTCCATTTTAGGGAAGAATACATTCTTATAGAACAACTCAAAGTAATCGTGCAAATTCTTTGATCCCTTTCGTGCACCGAAATGGGTATCAGTTATGATAGCAATTTTCATCTATTCTTTTTCTGTGCAATATTATCTTTGATTGTATTATACTCGGACATTGCTCCTGTCAATGCACCAGGCTCAACGTGCATGACCTCATCAAATCCAGTCTTCTCAATAATTTTATTCTTTATATCTAATTGTTTCTTTTCCTTCTGTATGCGTCTTAGAAAGGCATAGTGTATGATCTGGGTAAAGTATGCAAAAGGGTTGCGAGACTTAGCAGGATCGAAATTATGGATGTATTGGACACAATTCTCAATACCATCAGATATCATATCATCACGGAACATATAATTAACGAAGTTTGGTTTATATGACAGGTGTGTTGCAATCTTTAAGAAACAAGATCCAAGATAGTTTGTGATTCTTGGTTTTGGTAAATCTCTTTCTTTTGCAATGGCAACTTTCTCCCTATACACAATAAGTGCCTCCAACAACTCTTTGTTGTTCACATAATGCTCTGACTTCTTCTTCGGCATTTAATTTACCTAACTGTTATTATTATAACACATTTTTATGAGGTGACAAGGTGACGCTTGACAAGACCCCTAAAAGTATGTACAATAACCTTTGTAAGGTTTGAAAGACATATTAGCTCTCTTTAGTATCTTTAGTATCTTCTTTAAATATTTTCTCTAGGGATTCTCTTTTTTTCTCTACGCTTGATACATATCCTAGTGACTCATTGAGTTTTACTTTATTATCAGAAGGTTTAAATACTCCGAGGCCGCCTTCTTCGGATTCTTCTACGTATTGCTTGTAAATACCAATTAGTTTTTTATCTTTACATTCAGTCATTGTTATAATCTTATCCATTCTCAATACGAACATATCTTCATCAGATATTTCCATCCAAGGTGTTACCTTTACATAAGCAAGAGATCCAAGAGCAGATAAGGGTTTCATCATAATTGGATTATGTAATATCAATATAGGTTCATCTTCAGATTCATCCACACAAACAAGTGCGAAGACTTCTTCTCCGGATACAAGTTTGAGAATGCTGTAGAATTCGTCCCCCATATTATTTTTTGAGTGGAATTGAGATGATGTCATAATTAAAGTTTTCTTCGTTATAGATCTTGATTCTTTCTACAAGATGATTCAAAGTGTAGTTTCTTCTGGTTTTATAGGAAATATCGTCAGCTATGTCATAAAGTGTTGCTTTTGTTTTGTTACTTCCCTTACGGAGAACTCTACCTATAGATTGTAGATTCCGAATTCGAGATTTAGATGGTGATGCAAAAATGACGTTATGAAGATTTTTAATGTTAATTCCCGTGGAGAAAGTCCCATAAGATGCAATGATAATAGCGTTGTCTTCCTTTTCAGTGATTTCTCTTACGTTCTCCCGATCTTCTGCTGCTACACCTCCATGTACAAAGAAGACTTCGCGTTGTTCTAGTACATTATTATTTATCATATCATACAAGACCCTTCCGTGAGTTTCGACTCTTGAATAGAGTATTAAAGTATTTCCTTTGAGGTCAAGTGCTAGGTTACGAATGAACTTATTTCTCTTATCGTGATTGATTATATACTGAACTTCATCTTCAAATGTTTCAAACTTTGTTGCAGGATGCTTGAGTAGAAGGACATTTATGTCAAGTTTTGCAACATGACCCTTCTTCATTAGTTCATCTGTCTTAATAATTTTATATGAAGGGCCAAACAATCCTTCCAAAACCCACTTGTGGGTTTGTGTTCCATCAAGAGTTCCTGTAAAACCAAAACGATATTTGGCCTTGTGAAGTTTTGTCATTATAGATATAAGTGATTTTGATTTAAATTGGTGAGCCTCATCCCCAATTACAACAGAGAATCTCTCAAAATATTTTCTGGGGAGTTTGTAGATTGATTGCCAAGTAGTAATGATGACTTGAGAGTCTGTCTCTCTTTCTTTACCTGCATATATCTTGTGGCAAAATGAACCTACATCCCATCCATAATCTGCGAAATCTTTATACATCTGTTCTACTAGGGAAGTCGTCGGAACAACTATCAGAGTATTTTGCTGCCTTTCAACAAAATATCTCACAATCGCGTATATCATCAGAGACTTACCCGATGCAGTTGGGGATATCAACAACCTTCTATTATGTTTTAAAGCGTCGGATACTCCCTCAACTTGATACTCACGGGGAGAATACTTACTTATAGATGTCATATAGTCTTTAACACCTTCATATGAGATATTCTCATTGACTTCAAAAGGTGTACCAAAAAATTTATTATCTACAAACTCGTAAGTATATTCGTGATCGTCACAAAACTTTTGTATCTTATCCAGTAGTCCAACGTAGATTTCTCCGTTCTTTACGTTGAATAGACGGATCTTACCATCCCAATACTTATTACGGTATTGAGGCATGAATTTAGCTCCCGGAATCTCAAAGGTGAACTGATCTGACAGTTCATAATACACATGTGGATCTGATTCTACTTGAAGATAAACCTCATTCTTTTTTGATATGCTCAAATGAGACATTCATAAAACTTCACTTAAATATATTTAGGTGGGTTTTAAAAATATCTTTTGCTAAATAAATTAGTTTTATCAAAATTTAATGACAAGCTTGATTGACCCAAAAAAGTATACGAAGACAGTTGACCTATTAAGGTCATTTTTTTTGTCTAAAGGTTTTTACGAAGTCCACACTCAAAACCGTTTAAGCATCCTTGCAGCATGTGAAGATCCGGAAACAGTTGCAACATACACTTACAATGGTGAGATATGGCCACTGCCTCAGACAGGGCAGATGTGGTTAGAATATGAATTACTGAAGAATCCAGAAGCACCGGGATTTTTCTGTGTCTCAACGTCATATCGGCAAGAACCAAATCCAGTTGCAGGTAGACATGAAGTTATCTTCCCAATGTTTGAATTTGAGATGCACGGTGGTGTTGAAGAACTTAAAAAGATGGAGATTGAATTATGCAAGTATCTTGGATTACCTGACTTGTCAATCGAAACCTATGATGATTGGGGAAATATGTTCAATACAAAAGAATTAGACCACGATCACGAAGCAAAAATTGAATATGGTATGATTACTGACTTCCCAGAATTTACATCACCTTTCTGGAATATGTCGAGAAACGACGATGGTAAGACTAGTCGAAAGATTGATGTGATCTTAAATGGTATGGAAACGATTGGTAGTGCAGAACGTAGTACTGATAAAGAACAAATGCGTGATACATTCCATACCATCTCTGATGGTGGATATGCTAACTTACTCTACAAATTATTTGGTAAGGAAAGAGTTGAGAAAGAACTTGAAGAGTTCTTAGAGTTCGATTTCTTTCCTAGAAGTGGTGGAGGAATCGGTGTAACACGTATTATGCAAGCGATCCCTGACTAGGGATCCCATTGTGAGGTGACGAAACTGGTAAACGTGTCAGTCTGTTTAACTGATGTCTCTGGCGGGACTTGAAGGTTCGACTCCTTCCCTCACAGTAAACATTTATTTATCTTTGTGTGAAATCTATACCTTCCATATGGTCATGTTCGTGCTGAAACACTCTCGAAATGATCCCTTCTAACTTTTCTTTGTGAACTTTCTTATCAGCATCTTCATATTTCACAACAATCTTAGTTGGCCTACAAACGTTTATGGTCTGATCTGGAAAGGATAAACACCCTTCTTCAAACCAAGTTGATTCTCCATATGTCTTAATAATTTTTGGATTAAAGCAAGTAATTATCTCTTCTGTTCTAGTATCAGACATCATACAGAATGCTCTTTCCCAAATACCAATTTGATTTGCAGAAAGACCTATACCTTCATAATGAATCATATTTTCAATTAGTATTTCAGATAAAGCATGACGATCTAAATCATAACTACATGAGTTAATACGATGATGAAATAATTGATGCTCTGGTTTTATTAGTTCTTTAATCATTAAAATCCTGATTGAAACTTCTGCCATTCGATGGCATTTTTGATTTGATATGTACGACCTGATATATTGCGAATAATCTCTTCAAGAAATTTAAGTATAACATCATAATACTTTATTTTCATATCAATGGTATTTAACTTCGCATCTGCGTCCATATGCCTCTGTATAGCATCCTTCTCCCTAACCTTATAGGGAAATGGATCTTCTGCATATACTTCTGCTGTGGCCTTCCCAGTATAATAATTATGTCTTTCTAAACGAATACGACTATACGTTTCTCTTGCTTTCTCTCTGAGCAAGGTAATTGTATTGTATACTGTATAGTATTTTGAGTGAAGTTGGGGTATTTTAAGTGACTCATCATGTAGGTTATCAGGATCAATGACAGAATCTTTCTGCCACATCTCCTGAATTTGCTCAAGATTCATAAAAGTTTGCCGTTTTTATCAGTTAGTCTGTATATAGTATAGCGGAAAGATGCACTTGCTGTAAAGTACTGTACGTCATTATCTGTAGCATCGAATGTCAAAGATGTCAATGATGTAGGAAATAAGTCTAAAAATTTTACTATGGCAACATCACGGAAGTTACTGTTTAGGATGTGTAGAGATCCATCACAGAATTGTTCTTCTAGATCACGTTGACCATCTGTATCTGTTGTTTTATCTATAAACTGCTGTGGTGATTCTGGAAACCCTAGTCCTGTCAACCAATTATGAACTGCAGAATAATTCTCCATATTCTCATCAACCAAGAATCGAATATCTAAATCTCCATATGTTAACTTTTCACCGGGAACATCAATCGTTTTTAAGTATGATGGTTGCTGATAAGTACCGAGAGAGATTTCTGGTATTGATGCGGAGTTACAAAAGAAGTCTACCTTTGGAAATTTTGCAAGAGAAAATTTAAAACCTATCGGTGATAGGTAATTACGATTTTGAATTTGTCCGGCAAATGGCCCACTAGATGTTGTCATTTTTTAGTCTTCTTTTTCATAGAGTTTATAAACTTTCGATATACTGCTGCCTCTGATGTCTTACCCATCACTCTTGCTCTTTGCTCCATAGCAATTGCTGCTTGAATTTTATGAGCATGCGATCTTGAAGATTTACGTATCTTTGAGACAGATGATTTAGAAGTTGCAACATCCTTGAAACCCAATCCATGAATAGTTCCTTTAGGATCTTCATCTGTATATAAATCCGAATGTTTTTTAGATTTAGCAGGTTGTCCCTTCTTTCTAGGAATTCTAGGATTTGACTCTGCTAGGAATTCTAGGAAAGTTTTCATTCTCCTCCACCTCCTCCACCGTTTCCGCCCGAAGCTCCACCACCATTCCCACCAGAATGCCCGTTAGAACCATTACCGTTACCAGAACCGTTACCATTACCGTTGCCATTTCCATTCCCATTTCCATTCCCATTTTTAGGCTCCTCCCTATTTCTACCGATCATACCATAAGGATAGTACGGATAGCGTTTTGTTGGAACACAACTCTTAAGTTTTGTATCAAACCTATGACCTTTTGGGCATTTTGGAGATTGTGACTCCTCAATAAATTGAGAAAAATCTTTAGTCATTGACAATCATGTTAAACCATTCTTCACTCATACCACTGATGACATTATCAGCATCAGCCTTGGTAGACGCATAACCTTCTTCAATTAAATGATTTACAAGTTCTTCGTAAATCTTCTTTGCCTTTTTAACTTGGCGTGGTGATGGGTTCATTTCAGATATGTTTTTAGTTATTTAGTTATTCTGAAACGACAGTCATTCCTTCCCATCCACCGTTCTTACCATCATCATTCTTTGTAAGATAAGTCGGATTGTTTGTGTAAACCTTTCTCTTAGAGAAATCATCAGACCATCTTGCAAATCCTTTTGCAGAACCTATGTAATACAGTGTTTGACTACTGTTCAGACTGCTCGATTTTTTGATGTGATATGCCATCTTTTTTAAATTGTTTTCTTAGCATTCTTGCATAGTTAACTTCTTGTTTGCTATACAATTCTGGATGCTTCTTTGCCCTCTTGATAATAAGCTTTGCTGCTTTTTTATCTTTCATATAGGTATTTATATCACTAAAAAAGGGAGGTATGTCCTCCCTTTTTCTTGAAACTTAACTTGTGTTATACAAAAAATACTTCCCTACAGTAACGTTTACATGTATGCGAGTCATCACTACAATCTATGAGGCACTCGTAGTATTCATCGATTAAATCGTTACTTGGTTCATCCATATGTTTTGAACCTGCTAACTGATTGAAAGAAATTAGATTGTGCATACTTTACCCTATAATGATGACAATTAACTTGATTTTTTGAACTCATAATGTAAGAGTCTCAGAACATCTTGTTGCCCTTAATTCTACTATTATTTATTGGAAAATGTGCATATCCTAAAGAAACTCTTAACAAAAAGAAATGCCTAGTGCTACTCTTGTAATTTCTCAACAACTGTCTTTGCTTGCATAGGTGCAATGTCATTTAATCCGTTTGCATCAAACCAAGGTGCATCTTCCCAGTCGAATCCTTCACCAAATGTATTGTCAGGAGACATAACATACCAATGGCATTTTGCGTCGGGTACATCTACAGCACATACAGCCCAATCATCTGCCCATTGAGGCACTTGGACATACATCACTGGTAAATGATTTGCAAATAATGAAAGTATAAAGGAAAAGATAAGCATAATAGTTATATAGCATAAAAAAAAGAGACCCATCAAGGGTCTCTTTGAAAAATATGTAAAGAGATTTACATAAGGTTTTGAACTTTAACTCTTCTGTAGTAACGGTTTTTGTTAACAGCAAGACGACCAAGACCTTGTGAAGAAACATCTCCTTCAGCGAATGGGTTTGCAACCATTCCGTATCTTGTCTTAAAGCCAATTTTTGGTTGGAATGTATCCTGACCAACTGCACGAACCATCTGTAGTGGAACGTATGGGCAATAGAATAATCCAGCGTCATAAGGTGAAGTACCTTTATAACCTACAACGTAGTACTGGTCAGCAGCTAAGTTTGCAGCGAATGGGTCGATGTAAACTCTATACTTACCTTGAAGAACACCAGCAAATGTGTTGCCTGTGTCATCTACGTTTAAGTTTGCATTAAGTGCAGGAGTGTAATCAAGTACACCAGCCATTGTTAATGCAGAAGCAACGTCAGCAGAACAAAGGATCATGTTGCCCTTTCCTCTACGAGTTCTTTGTGCGATAGCGTTAGCATCTCTCTCGATTTGGAAGATCAAACCTTTGAACTTCTCAACAGACCATCTTCCGTTACTGTCTGTGTCTAGGTCAAACGCACCAGCAGTTGCTGTGTTTGTTTGTGCTCCAGATTCAGCAACCTTGTAGATTGATCTGATAACTTCTCTGTTTATCTCAGCAAGAATCTCTGTTGAGAGAATATTTGCTAACTCAGCCTCAGCGTTTAAACCGTGGATTGCCTTAAGGTCTTGAGCAAGTTCTAAACTGTACTCTGCCTTTAGTGCTCTGGTTTTTGCTGTTACAGTGACTTTCTCGATTGAGAATGCCATCTGGTTGAACTGATCTCCTGCCTCAGATCCTAATGCTTCAGAATCTTCAGTGTTGAAACCTCTACCAGTTGTATATGTGGTAGATGCCTGTGAACCTTCTGGGTTCAATGCTGCAGGGTTAGATCCTGCCTGTGCTGCGGTTGTACCGAAACCAACTGCTCCACCTGTTGTTGAACCTTCGTTCTGAGTGTATCCACTAGAAACAAGATTACGTCCATCATCCTGTGCGGAGAATGCTGAATCTGGTTCGTTGAATAGTGCTTCTGTTCCAGTCTGTGAAGTGAAGCGACTTCTCATTGCGAAGATAAGTCCTGTTGGGCCGTTCATTGGTTGAACACCTGCTAGGTCATAAGCGACCAAGTTAGGCATTGAACGTCTAATAAGACTGATTAATACTGGGTCGAAACCAGCAACTGGGCCAGCAGCAGCTGCTCCAGCAGAGAAACCAGCAGTTGCACCTGATGAACCTGTGCTGTTTGTTGGTTGCTCAGTTAAAAACTCGCGTTCTTCACGCATAGTTTGTTCTTGGTTCTCTAGAAGAACTGCAGTCACCATTCTCTTGTGATTGTCTTTGATTGGATCAAGACCTTCGTAGTCGAGTAGTGGTGCCCACTTTTCTTGCAGAGCTTCCTGATTAATAGGGGCTTGCATTTAAGTTTTACCTCGTAAGTTTGAATTTATAATGTAAAAATCACTTTTTAGAGACACGATTCAGAGTCTGAAGATATGCTTCCATACTGGTTGATATTTCCGCGATATTTCCGGGAGTTTCTGTGCCTTCAGATAGATTTTCTGACTTGTCTCTTTGAGATCCAGCTTTGCTTGGGAAATAAGATTCCTTAAGTGTTGCTAGTTTCTCCCGATAGTCTGTTTCACTTTCAAACTCAACATTCTCCACGAGGGTTGCAAGTTTCTCCTTTTGTGATGTCGCTAAACCTTCGGCAACTTCGCCAAAGACAACATCAGAAGTGGACTCGGCTAATCTCCTGTTTAGAGCAACATTCTTTTCGATTTGCTCGTTGAGTTTACCTTCCATTTCATCTAGTTTATCTACCATGCTCTCGATGACATCATATTTTTCTTCAGGTACGGATACATAATGTTCTTCAAAAAGATTCTTCATTCCTTCAAGGAATGATTCTGTCATCTCAGTCTTAAGTCCAGATTCGACTGCAATTTGATTTTCTTGCAACCATTCGTCAGCAACATACTCAAGGTATGCGTCAACTCTTTCTTGTAACTCAGACTTGATAGTGGCAACTTCTTCTACAAGTTGCTCTTCGTATTCAGTTTTTACTGCCTCTTTGACTTCAGCAAGTTTTGAATTAATTGCTGCTTCAAAGATTGTTCTTGCCTTTGATTGAAACTCTTCAGAAAGTTCTTCGCCTTCAAAGAGTGCTTTTACATCTGCTTCGATGTCAAGTTTTTCTTCTTCAACGACTTCCTCTTCAGTTGTTTCTTCTTCAGCAACAACTTCTTGAGTTTCTTCGACTTCTGCAGTTTCCTCTTCAGAAACTACTTCGTCTGCGGAGACTTCAGGATCTTCAGCGACTACATCGCCTTCGACATTCTCCTCTTCTTTCATACCCGTTGGCATTGGATCTGCAGGCTTAGCACCTTTAGTCACAATATCCTTTACCTGTTTTAAGGTTGTGCCGGGTGTTTTCAACTTATTCGAGTCATCGTCAGGACGAGAATTCTCAGGAGTAGGCCCTCCTAAATCTTCTACGGCCGCTTGACCCGGTGTTGAAATGGACAATCCCTTTTGCTGTGGATCAGCTGGTTTTGCCCCTTTGGTTACTACGTTTTCCATTTCTTGTAAATTTTGACCAACGGACATGTTTGTTTTTTAGATTTATTAAATTATAATAAAACTATATTTATTTATAATGTTACAGATTTGCTAAGAAATTTTGGAATAATCCAAGTTTGTGCTCCTCTAGTGCGTTTTGATCGACTAAAGTGTTAATTTCCTTCGCAATTTTTGTTGCAGATTGTTCACGGAGGATGCCTCCTTCCCAAATCCATTCCTTTCCTTCCATAATTCCGGAAACGAATGCGTCAGGTGCTGAAGGATCTGCAACGATGTCAGCAGCAGTTGCTAACATAAAATCTTCTCCTACAACTTTGCATCCAGAAGATGTATCTTCTCTTAGTGAACCAACACCACGAGATGAAACTCCGAGAGTAACACCTTCTGATATTAAAGATTTTGCAATCTTACCCATTGGTGTTTCTAAGAGTTGTGCTTTACCAATAAAGTTTTTACCTTCTTGGCGAAGTGATGTAATTCGATGTGATACACGATCTAGGTTAACAGTTGGGCCTTCGGGATGTCCGAGTTCACCAAGTGCTCTACCTTTCTGAACAAATGCTTCATTGTATCTACCAACCTCTTTTGCAAGAGTATCAATTGGATACATTCTTCCATTACGATTTTTTAGGTCGCCTTGTAAGAAGACACCTTCAATGTACATCTTCTTTTTAGCACCTTTTCCCTCAGTTATAAATTTAACTTTTGAGACTTCTTCTGTGATGAGTTTCATTTAATTAACCGGTAAATCCTACTTTTGCTCCTTTGACAGCAGCGTTGGCAGCAAACACTGCTTGTTCTGGATTTTTTTCCAAGAACTCTACAGTGCCTCTTTGTAATGTAAAGGATCCGACAGTGCTACCACCAACTGCAGATGCAACAGTCACTAAGTGATCTGCACCAGTAGCGGTATTAACTAAACGAACAACTGTTGCTCCAGAAAATGTTTTTGCTGCTCCAGCATTTGTTCCAAGTGCTTCTTCTGCTCCCTTTACAAGAGTTCTTTGAGTCATTATTCTTCCTCTTGTGGTTCAGTGTCTACCTCACTTTCATCCTCAGTTTCAGCATCAAAAATAGATGCAGTTGCAGATGGTCTAAGACCCTCTACTCTCTCTGCAGCCTTTTGAAAAATTACATCTTTTAAACTATCAGCGATCTCCGCAGGAGATGCGTCAGTTGCAATTGCATCAATAATGTCGTCCATATTTTATGATAGGTATATATTTTATTTATATCTCTGCCTTTTTGGTATCATTTGCAAGTTCTGCGTCTGTGACTGCACCTTGTTGTTCTAAATCATCTTCAACAGGAACATCACCTAAATCTTCACCACCACCTTCGAGAGGTTCTCCTGTTATTGGGTCAACTGCATTCGGATCTGGAATAGTTCCATCTTTAATTTCTTGTGCAATCTGTTCATCAATTTCTTTGATTTCTTGATCAGTTTGACGTAGAACTTTTTTACGAATATATTCTGCAGAATAATACTTTCCAATGTATGGTTCAATCGTTGCTGCAAGACCTAATCTTTCGTTCATCATCTCAGTTTCTTTGAGTTCAGCAAACTGATTATCATATAAGAAATCATACTGAATATGATCACTCATTTCTTCCCAATCTTCTGGAGTGATAATGTTCTTTAGAATTAGTTGAGTTCTCAACATATCATTGAACATATTACCAAATCTCTTACGCAATCTTCCTACGAATTTAGAGAACTTAAGTTCATCTCTTAGTATCTCAGAAGATCTTCCTAAATTAAATCCACCATCACTTGCGATTCTTGATTCTGGAACTCCTAATGCACGATATAATTTTTTCTGGAAGTATTCAATATCTGATAACTCACCTAAGTTTTGGCCACCGGGAAGTGTTGTGATTTCTGTTCCACGTCCACCTTCTCTTCTTGGCAACCAGAAATCTTCCATCATAGACATGAACTTACGATCATCTCTAACTTCACCAGTTTGTGCATTATACACTAACTTATTTCTATAGCGAGACATTACTTCTTTCAAGTATTGTTCTGCTTTTACCTTTGGAAGATTACCAACATCAATATAAAATATTCTTCTTTCTGGTGCTCTTGATAATCTATAAATTACAAGACTATCCTCAATCATACGAAGCTGATTAAGTGCCTTGATTGCTTTGTGTAAGTAAGATAAACAAGTTCCCTTATTACGATCAAATAAACCAGAGGTTACATATGCAACTGAATCCTTTGCAATCTTGATATTTTTTGATTTACCAGAACCCGGTGGTGAATATACACCCATTGGATAATTTGGTTTTGGTGTGTATATGTAATACTCTTCAATATCTGGATATGCCTGTTTATCTACATCCTTTATGACATTCAGATCTATAATACCATTTCCTCTGTCATTCTTATTTTTCTTCTCTTGCCTGACGAATTTCATCTTCATCGGGTCAATGTATCTTAATTCCTGTATTCCGTCTTGAGGTCTTTTGACATCAATAACTTTCATATAGTAGACTCTACCGTCAATATACCAGTTACGGAAAATTTCATGTGACTTCTTATCAAAGTCCATGATTTCTTTGAGATGTCTAAATTCGTGACGAATTTTATCTTTTAAACTATCACTTGCATTTACATTTGATAATTCAATTTCAATCGGTGAATCGTATAGATCACTAACGATTGCCTCATTAACAACATCTTCAATGGCATTGTCACACTCAGGGTGCAGGGCCATTTCACGATATCTTTTAATCAGATCGTACTCTGTTTTATATACTCCTTCTATGTCAACATACTGTCCATAAAAACCAGACTGTATAAAATAGTCAACCCCGTCCTCGTTGTTAGGAGGAACAGGGGAAACTATCGAATCAGGTTTTTTTTCTGAGTCGTCAATCGAGAAACCAAAAAGTTTAGGCATTGTATAACGTCTTTATAATCTATTATACACTATTTATCAAATAAATCAACTTCTTAGTTGATTGCCTCTCCACCGGCATTAGCTCCAATGCCTTTAATTGCTTCCCACCACTGAACTTGGAATTCAACGGTAAACTCTTCAACACTGTCTACAGTTTCATAACTGAGATCAATTGCTGCGATATTCGTTGGGAATACATCATGGAACTTGTAGGTTCTAAGTGTAGATCCGTCACGGTCTAACTGATGAACATAAGCATCTGGTTGATATGCTGCTGGATCTTGTGCTCCAGTTGCATCTTCCATCTTGTTTATAAAGTTCATCCATTTTTCCATTGCGGAACGGATTGCGAAGTCAACGTCATTAATTACGGTGACTGTCCATGTATCGAAGGTTCTATCACCAGCAATCTTCAGGATCCTACCCCTGAAGTTAACATCAATTGGTGTGATGTTAGATGCTGGTAACTGAGCTGCTTTAACTAAGAACCTTGACTTGTCTTTAACGTCATTCTCAATCGCGATTGGATCTGGGAAGACGAGTTCCACCTCGAACAGATTCGGTCTTGCACCGCCACCGGCCATTTTGCTTTTGAAGTCGGTGATCGTTCTGAGTGGTGGTCTGTTAAATTGGGTTGCCATTTTTCTTTATACCTTTAATTAAACAGTTCCAATAACTTCATCGAACGAGATGCCAGTTCTTGTGGCAACAAATGTAAGACCAATAAAGTTAATCGATCTTGCAGGTTTGATGAATATGTCTGCAATAAACTCATTATTATCTATGATGGCAGCAGTGTTATTTGTTTCGTCACAAACAACTCTGAAATCAAAGATTCCTCTCTTGGACTGTACATCACGTAAGAAAGGTTCGACAATGTTCACAAAGTTAGTCCTTGTGATTTCATCGTTGAATTCAAAGAGTTGATCTTTCGCAGCAGCAGATATTGCTTCTTCTAAGAAGATAAACAATCTACGTACGTTGATACGATCAAATGCAGATGATTTTCCAAATCCAGTCTTGTCACCGAATAGAACTATACCAGCTCCGGGTGAGAAAATTACAGGGTTGATTCTATTACTGTATAGAGTGTCCCTCTGATTTTGATTTGGTGTGTATGCAAGTTTGACTGCATTGAGGATTCCACCTCTTGCTGTTCCTGCTGGTGAGAACCAAGGGAAGTTGTTGATGTCGTTTCTTGCACATGTTCCAGCAATGTCACCGTTTAGTGGGACATATCTGAATGTGTCAGTAAATCTATCGAACATATACTTGTATCCACTATCGAATACTGCGTATGTTGAAGATGTGATTGGAGCATAGTATCCAACCAAGTTATCTGTAATAGTTGCTGGTGAGTTTATTGTACCTGTACCAACAGCAGAATCATTCAAGAATGCTCCTCTGTGTGGTGAGATAAACGCAACAACGTCTTTTCTTAACTCAGCGATTGCAATTAATTTGTTTGCAATTGCTTGTGCTTCGTGCTGTGGGTAGTTTCCTGAACCCATGATTAGGAAGTCAATATCAAATTGATCCTTATCTTCAAACAAGTCATATCCAGCAGTAATACCGCCTAAACTTGCTGTCATAGCACCTGCAGTAGTCACATTAGTTTGACCACCGTAGTTTTTACCACCTTGTAAAGAGAAGATTTTGTTACCACCGGCACCAAAGTCTATACCCTGTGCATCTTGATCCCAACCAATGTCAGTATTCTTAGTGAAGTTACCGTCACCAAATGAAGTGGTTGTAATACCAGATGTGGATGCTTGTGGGCCACCCATTCCGAAAATGTTATCTGAATTGTTATACAGATATTTTCTCCAGTATGATGGTGATCCTGCTGAAAACTCAGCATCATTTGCTTTTGAAAGACCGATATGCTTTTCAAGAACAGTTCCTGCATTTCCGGTTACAGTTCCTTTGTCGTCAATAACAACAACATGAACTTCATCGAATCTTGAACTTCTTGCTCCTGCATATGCAGTTGTTCCGGGTCTTTCTGCTAAGTTGTTCCAACTAATTGTTGAGTTACTTAGGTTAATCTTTTGCTGGTCAAACCAATCTAAAGTTGAGGATACAGTTGTACCTGTATTTGTACCACCACCTGCATTACTTGTCATGCTATGATTGATAGCACCATTACCAAACTTATAAACACCACCGGGCTGGTAGTCTTTTGAAGTTTCAATACCGGCACTAGATACGTGAGCAGTAAACTTAACACCCATCGATGTTCCGCTTACTTCAGTAACTATACCTTTAAAGAAACCGTCTAGTATTGTTGTTGATCCAGCACCAGCTAAAACTGTTCCTGTAGGAACTGCTTGAGTAACACCGGTTCCAACCGTAACACCACTTGCGGAAGCAAATGTAAGTATTTGGTCTGCTCTACTATCGATTATCGCAACTTTTATATCGTTCGCCCATGATCCGGGGTTACGTGCTGCTACAATAGTGTTTGACAAAGCATTCAGATCATAACCTTTATTGTTATAATCCTCTGTGCTTAGAATTTTTATTTCTGGCGATCCATCGTCAGTTGCATTTTTTAGGTCGTTGTCGTCAGATCTCACAACACTTAAGATACCTCCATATGCAAGATATGAAGATGCGGTTAACCAATATTCGTAGTGCTTGTCTACGTCAAGTGGTTCACCAAAATTGTCTATTAAGCCTTGCTCGTCTTCAATAGTGATAGGTTCGTTAACTGGCCCTTTCTGAAAAGGAGCAACAATTCCAGCAGCCTTTGTGGTTGCTGTATCGACTCTACCGATAGTAAGATCAACTTCCCTTACAACGAGGCCAGGAGATGCTAAATTTAGAGGCATCTTGTTTCTCCGTTTTTATCAGAATTAATCTAGAAATATTTAGAAAAAAACACTTCTTAGGTGGGGAAACAGTGCGTGAACTACCAATCAGGGTACTGCCAAGTGTTAGTTACCTTCTTCGATTTGACTCTTTTCTTCGTACATTCCTTACATTCATATGAATATGCAGACAATAATGTCCTATTTCTTCTTGTTAAATAAAAATCTTCTGTTAAACTTTTTATCTTTTTACATACTCGACATTTTCTTTCTGTGAGTAACAATTCCCCTAATTCGAGTTGATCATCGAAATCCATTACATCACCTGAACAACTGCTACTATTTCAGGAAACTTCATAGTAAGATGTCTTTCTATACCCATCTTTAGTGTTTGTGCACTCATTGCACAGGTTTCACACGCACCACTAAGTCTAACTTTTGCTACGTATGCTTGGTCTCCTTTCTTAACACCATAATACATTCTGATATCTTCATCTGCAATATCTTCCAGTTCTACAAATTCAAGATAACCACCGTCAGCCTCAACGTAAGGTCGAAGATCATCTAATGAATCATTTACCTCTTTTGGTGTTGGCATCATTAAAAGTTGATATCTCTAATGATTTATAATTCAAATGAATTCCTTTATGCTTAAGAAGCACTGCTTTAGTCTCAGTCATCTCTGAACTGTAGAAAACTATAGTTTCATTTAATCCTGCGTCACCACTCATAAATCCTCCTGTAAATTACTTTAATATCTCTGCTCTACTACCGAATATATCATATAACCTTAATATTTACAAGTTTAATATTTGCTTTAGATTTATTTTTGTTACATATAGTCCCACATATATGATCGATCACCATACTCATCAGTCTTCCACATATCTCCGTCATTGTCTATAAATGTATCATCATCGAGTCCATCTGACATAAATCCAAATGGTGCCATATCCTGTTCAATTTGATTCTTTTGTTCTTCATATAATCTCTTTCTTACATCATTATCAGTCATTTCTTTGAAGTAATCCTGTGCAACTAACCACGCAAATAGAACTAAACACATAGCTAAATCATCATTACATCCCTC